GTTCCTGTGGTTTTACATTACGGTTTTTATCATATTTATTACCATCTCTATGATTGGCGTACCGTCTAGCCCTTGTAAAACCCATTTCTAAAAACTTTCTACACATATCCATACCAATAAAATCATTCTTAGCTCTGTATTGTGCATAAGTAAAGTATATTTGATTAGCAGATTGATATGCTATTGTTGGGGTTTTAAATCGCCAGTATTTACATATATCATTTGTATATGGTCTTACAAGTAATACACCTTGTTCGCCTCTGCCTATACGATATTGTTTTCTGGTTTCTTTATCAGTAAAATCTAATTTTTTATAATCTAATTTATAATCAAACTCTTTCATACATCTCATTCCATAATCTATATTTTGGATCCTCAGGAACCCAATCACTTGGTGGCTCTTCGTATTCGCTTTGTGGTATTCTAGTCCATATTGTATCTTTTATTTCTTGTAAAGGTACTTGACCAAACTGGTCGTATAGTTTGCCACCAAAACTATCACACATCTTTATAACTTTTTCTTTATTGTATTCTTTCTTTCTTTGAAAGTCCCAATATTCTTTTAATTCGTAATATTCTTTTTCTGGTATTGCCATCATAATATTTATCTAATTATATCTATCTTACTATCTCTAGTCCAAACTTCAAGGTTATTTCTTAAACGGCCATCTTCATTTAATTTATTCCACCTTTTTGTCGCAAGCTTACGCCACCATTCTATTAGTTCATTATCATAATATCTTTCATAGTTTGGTGCTCTTACAATCTTGTCTGTTTTACCATTTACAATATCTATAAAGTTTTCAATACCATAATTAGATACATAATATCTTTTTCTCTCTGTAAGTTTTTTGGCATTTACAATTGTTGTTTTAAATTTATCTAATTCATCACCAGTTAAAGTCTTTTTAATTAAACCAATAATTGCATTTGTAAGTTTTAGTTTTCTACTTGAAGCGTCTTCTTTTACAATATGACCAACTCTACTTTCAACATAGTTTTGTAAATCTTTAAATGGTTTGCCATGTATCATTGGTATAAAATCACTATCAGTTAAACCTTTATATCTTAACATAGGTTTCATACCATCATATTGACTAGCAGATTTACTATTACCATATAAACTTGTAGTTTCAAACATACACAAATTCATATCATACTTTTTATTTAACTTCTCTCTAACTTCGTGAGAACAACAAAGGGCTGCCAATAATTTACCACCAAGATAATTAAAACCAAATGGTTGTGTAGGCACAATAACAAAACCCATAATAGTGGTCTTGTTGAATACTGTTAAGTTAGGTATATTGCCTAACATATCGTTTCTAGGTTTACAATTTATTACAGGCGAACCAAATCTCATAAAGCCAACATACTTACCTGTATTCATTTCTTTTACTGCAAGTTTTAATGCTTTGCCAGGTATACTGACCATATTACTATGACTTGATATTAAATTTATAGAAGTGTCCCATGTATGATTATCTAACTCAACAACTTGTAAATCCATAACCTCTGGTGACATTGTAAAGTCATCAAACATATCTGAATCTAAACCCATACCAGGCAAAGGTGCTGGTATAGTTTCTATTTGTGCCATCTTTTGGTCACGCATATATTGGTCAATACGACTAAACTGGCCAAAATAATTGTTAAACACATTAGCACAATGCAATGCTTCTTCTCTATCTAGGGTCTTCGCCATTCCACATCCATAATAATAAACACATTAATAAAAGAGGTATTATACTATATAATATCGCAAGAGTCAAGCTTATACCTCATTTCCCCAATAATCCCAACCATCTCTTGGTTTTTGTCTTGCAAATAATTCAATATAAGGACCATCTACCAAGTCCTCTATATCTTTATGTAATATTGGTTTCTCACTATGTTTTCTTCTTTGTGATATAACTAATTGAGGTATACTTTTTGATTTTCTTTTTGGTCTACCTCTAGTTGCAAGTAAACACATTTCAGGATTACCTCTAGTCCAATAACCTAGGCCTGTAAAAAAGCCCATAGTATTTTTATTAGTTTTTGCCCATGTAAAACCAACTGTTTTATATGTGAAGCCCCAGGCGTCTATAACTTTAAACGCCTGGTCTAACATAGGGTCGCACACCCACATTAACAATACCGAATCAGGCAATGCAATGTCTTTTACACCCATGTTACAAATATCATTTAACGACATACAATCATAATGTTGTTCAGGACTTTTTTCTTTTCCTTTATCTGACCTTGTTCTAAACAACCAAGGTGGGTCAGCATATATTACACCGTATTTTTTATTAGGTAAATTATCCAAAGAAACTCTCCAATGAAGCAACAGGCTCTGCTTTCCAGTTTATTGCGTCTAATATAAAACGCATAGGGTCAAGAAAAGTCTTTTGAAATTGTATCTCATAATCAACATACTCTTTCAATTTAAACTCTGTTGGTAAGGTTGACATATAACTAATCACATCAAACTTAAATGGATTAGCCTCTTTCAATTTAAGAAACTTAATTTTATCACCATCTTGTATATAAGGATATTTCATACCAAGATTTAAGTTCTTTAGTTGATGATTGTATATCAAAGCACCTTTTACATGAATAGGTGTGCCTTTGATAAAGATACTACTGTTACTAGCATACTTTTTAATATTATTACAACTTCTAGGAAAGGCAATCATTTCTGGTTTTAAAGTTAGAAACTCTTGTTTAAAGTCTGCAATAAATTTATGTAAATCAGATTGTTCTTTTGACATAATAATCTTAATTGCTTCTTTAATTTTACCACGACAAACTTGTGGTGTTGAAGATTTAACAGCCTCTATGCCCATAAGTTTAAGTTTAGGTTCTGCAAGTCTAACGCCTTCTTCATCAATAACATTTAACATATATCGTTTCTTTGCAACCCATATGCCTTTGTTGGCGATTACTTCTCGTTTCATAACCATTGCGTTTTTAAATGCGTTAGAATAATCTGCTAACTCATCAAAACATTTTTCAATATATGGCTCTAGTTTTTGTTCACAAACTTTATTTAAGAAATCTGTAATCTGGTCATTTGTTTTACCTTGACAAGTTTTTTCTACAAGTTTACCAAATCTAACATAGATACTATCTGTATCAGACGCAACAATATAATCTACCTTATCTTTTGTTTGTAGTATATTGTTTAGATATTCATTTACTTTCTTTTCAATAAAACGAATAATAAACTGACCAGCAGTTGTAATACCACTTGCCTGTCTTACATCATAGTATCTAAAGTATTGATTACCAACTGCACCATAAGCTGAGTTCAAGGCAATCTTTTTTGACCATTGAATATTATGACATCTTGCAATCTCTCTTGTAAGTTCTTTACTAGGATTTTTTTGATATTCTTTTTTTGCCTTAATCATTCTTTGTTTGTAAGTAACACGGTCATTATACATCTTTTCCATCATTTCAGGTAAGAAGCCTTGACTATCATTCTTAAACTTTGCACCGTTAGGTGTAATACAAGCACCCTCTGTTTTAAGATAATTAAGTGGTATTTTCATATCAATCATTCTATTTACATCAACACCTTGACCACTTTCACCAAGTATTTTTTCTGGCGATATATTGTATTGTATAATAATATGTGGATATAGAGAGTTAATATCAAATGAAACAATCCAATCGTGACCACCTAGTATAGGCTCTTTTACATAAGCGCCTTCATACTTTGTTTCTTTACTATGTTCTTCTCTTGGTGGCACACATATATTCTTTTGCATTAAATGGTTTGCAATCAATGTGTCCCATACTCTAACTTGTGAGAATATATCATCATAGTTTACTTTTGAATCATATGCAACTGTTAATGATAAATCAATAAGACCAAGTTTATCTTCTAATGCGTCAACGATTTCAACATCTTGAATATTGTAATCAATAAATTTTTGAAAGTCTTTCTCATAAAAATCTTTAAATGTATCATAAGGATTTTCATTCTTTGGTTGATTTAGTTCTAACTCACCGATAAAGTCGAGTTTGTAACTCTCTTGTCTAGTTGGTATAAACCATTTGTATAAGTCAAGATAATCTAACATGGCGATACCATATAGATTGTAAACTGTTTGAGTTCTACCTCTTACTGTTATTTCTTCTCTATGTGCTAAGTTCCAAGGCGACATTCTATTTGCAACTTTATCACCTGCAATTAGTTTTAGTCTATTCATCAAATAAGGTAAGTCAAAGAATTTTGTATTCCAGCCTGTGATAACATCTGGATGATTTTTAATCCAAAACTTCATAAACTCAAACATGAGTTCTTTTTCATGTTTACATTTTACATAAGTTACATCTGTTCTATCTGTATGATAATCACCAACACCCCAAGTTAATATCTGTTTGTTAGATTGATTCTTTACAGTAAGACAAATGATTTCTTCAATAGGATTTTCTACATCTGGAAAGCCATTTTCACAGGTAGTTTCTATATCAAGTGTGAATATTTTAATTAGGTCTTTGTCCCATTGTATATCTTCAGGATGTTCTTGACCAATATATTGATAATGGTATCTTTCTAAACCATAGATAGGAGAATTTGCTGTCGCAACTTCTTTACGAAACTTACGAGCTGCGTCTATACTTGTAAACTCAATAGGTTTTAAATACTGACCTTGTAGAGTTTTATATTGTGAGTGTTCTTGTGTTAGTGCATACAAAGTAGGACCAAAGTTTAACTTCTCTTTGTACTCTTTGCCTTCGTGTATGCCTCTAACTAAAAGTTTGCCTCTATGTTCAATTACATTTTTATAAAAGTTCATCATTCCTCAAATTAACAATTAATCCATCATCTTCTTTAGTCAAAGTTATTTGACAAGCCAATCTACTTATACCATCTTTAAATCCTTTTTCATATTCTAATAGTTCTATCTCTGGTGTATTATCGCTTGTTTTACCATGTTTGGCAAGCCACCTTTCATCTATATGAACATGACAAGTAGCACAAGCACACGCACCGCCACAATCGGCTGGTATTTCAGGTATATCTACCTTTGAATAAAACTTAGCCGCCTCCATAAGTGAGGCGCCAGTATCTACTTCAACTGGTATCTTACTACCATTTCTAACGAAGTAAACTGTTATCATTATAACTTTGGTACTTTAGTTTCTGTTATAAGGTCAGGACCACCTGGTGTAATAATGCTACTCGTATTTTTTTGATACGAAGCTAGTATTTCTTTTTTTGGTTTAACTGTTGTCACCACCTTGTCTTGAGCAATAACAATTTTATCCTCATCTGCATATGGCATATAAGGTGTCATCATTAATTGTACTGGTTG